TTAATGACTATATTAACAATTAACATCAATAGTAAGATTTGTTTTGGACATTTTATTTTTTTCTTTATAAATATCTAATTTTCTAGCACTAGAATCGGTAACATTTGAATATTTTGGCATCCAAAAATATGGAATAATTTTAGCTTTATTATGAAAATGAGATTCGAATATTTCTCTGTAATATAATTGTTCTACAGTAGTAGGTTTATTATGATTATATTTTTCACATTTGCTTTTGAAATCATTTTCAGAATATTGACTGTTTAACCTATCTTGAATAATTTCATACCACGACTTGTTATGTGAACTGACTCCATCACTAAAAGCTTCCTTAGACCTCCATAATACATTATTTGGTAACAATTCTGGATCATTTTCTTGAATAGATTGTCTAAGCAGCCATTTTTCGATTTTATTATTGCTATTTTTGTTATTATTATGATTTCTAAATTCAATAGGTAATGATAAATAATTATTAACAAATGTTCTATCTAAAAACGGAGTTCTTGCTTCCAATCCGTGACATGAAATAGTTCTATCACTTCTTAATACATCAAAATACTGAATATCATTTAATAGTCGTTTACATTCATAATCAAACTCCATATTATTAGGACAGTTGTGAAAATACATATATCCACCGGTCAATTCATCAGAACCATCTCCGTTAAATATAACCTTAGCATCACTATGTTCAGATATATATTTAGCAACTAAATAATTTCCAACACTTGCTCTAACAGTAGTGGTATCATAACTTTCAATATTATAAATAACTTCAGGTATAGCATCAAAAAATTCTTGTTCAGAAAGAATAATTTCTGTATGATTACTGTTAATGTGTTCAGACACCATTTTGGCGTATTTTAAATCGGATCCTCCCATCATACCAATACTGAAAGTTTGTAATTGACCCTTAGGAACCCATTTTGCTACTATAGCTGATATTAAACTACTGTCTAATCCTCCTGACAATAAACAAGCCAAATTTCTTTCTGAGTTAATAACTCTTTTTTTAACAGATTCAATAAGAAGATTATATATAGTAGAATAACAATAATCAATATTTGTGATAGGTATTACAGTCATATTGTAGTTAAAATTGGTATATTTTTTATAATCCGATATATGAAGAATATTCATTGATGAAATATGAATATTAATATAGGAACCAGAAGGAAAATCTGTTGTTCGGATATTAAAACCTTCAGTTTGTTTAAGTAGTGATGAAATAACAACAATATCTTCATTATTGGTTCCAATATACATTGGTCGAACACCAAATGGGTCACGAGCAGCATATATTTGTTGAATATTAGAATCATATATCAAAAAGGAAAACACACCATCAAGATTTTCTAGAGTATATTGAATACCATATTTCTTATACAAGTGAATAATACACTCACAATCAGAATTAGTTTGAGGAGTAATGTCAAGATTCTGTAGTATATGTTTATGATTATAGATTTCACCGTTACAAATTAAATACACACCATCAATACAAATTGGTTGATTAGAGATATCATCTAAACCATTAATGGCCAAACGATGAAATCCAAGTATCAAATTAGGATTGATTTCCTTTAATACACTATTTTCAGGGCCCCGAGATTGCCCTTTCATAAATTCTTTGGATATAATGGATTTAGAAATAGACGAATTAAAGGAAGATATTTTTTGTAACACAGCAAATATTCCGCACATATTAATAGTAATAATAAAGGCTTTAGGTAATTTATGAAAATAATATATTCTGGTTATATATTAATACAATGTTTGGAGTAATTAACGGTATGTATACGTGTAATCACGAAAGAGTAGATGAAATAAATAATAGAATATCTGATAGAAATATTCCATCCACTAGTCTTCAACCACAATATAGTGTAAGACCTGTAGCCACTAAATATGGATATATGCAGGTATTGGACCAGTATAAAAAAACAACAATTCCTTTGAATAAATATACACCTTATTCAACAAAGACTGTATTCAATCCAGGAAATGCTCAAGCACCATGGAATGGATTTTCTAATAATGTGAATATTGAATCCAGTCTAAGAAATCAGTTTTTCGCATTACAAAAGTGTGAACAATCAGATTTTGTTCCCAAATCTACCAGTGATTTATATCAAACCAAGGTAGATTTCGTGCCACAAAAACAAAGTCATCCATTATTGTTTGAGAAGCCAGATTTAGAGCCTTTTAATCCAAATGTTCAAAATCTAGGAAATGATTTATTCAATAATCACACAAGATATCAATTAAAGGATAGTTCTCGTATGTAAAAAATAGAATATTAAATTCATTGAAATTATTAAATGGATATTTCAATGAATGAAATCGATAATATAACATTAAATTGTTTTGCGAATAAACAACAATATGAACAAATCATGAAAAAGAATGAATTTCATAACGATAAACAATTTTTGTCGGATAAAAAATTTTACAAAAAACGAGTTATTGATTTAACTAAAAAATTATTTAGGAATGATGTAGATGATTTACAATTGTATAATACTTTTGATAGTTATACAAAATCATGTATAAATTATCTTAAATTTTTAGATAAGAATGATATAATACAAGAGAAGTATAGTAATATTATAGATCCTAGTAATAATAATTGTGATTTAGATGATTATGATATATCAACATGTGATATGTTATTCGCAAAGGAAGAAGATGTGAAAAAAATAAATTTAGATACATTTGTTATTAAGAAAAATAGTAAACCGAAGTCTAAAATACTACCAAAAAAGGAAGATGTAAATATTAAAACAAAGGAACATAAAACAAAAGGATTAAAAAAAAAGAAAAATATAAATAATATTTATGAAGAGAAAAACAAAAAGGAATAATGGATTATCTAATCAAAAAAAAACAAAAAGGAATCAGAGAGGAGGATATAAAAAAGTAAACTGTAGTCCAAATCCTGATAAAAAAAATTTTACATGTTATAGTGATAATGCCTTATTTAAAATGAAAAAATTATGGAATGCTCGTCATCCTCGCAATAAAATAACAACCAACAATTCCAAAGATATTTGGCATGAATTAAGAGAAAATATGTCCAGTAGTTGTGATAGAGAGTCGTGTTGGTTGAGAAGTAAATTTATGGACGGAAAACTAGATAGTGAATTATTAAATTATACATTTGCACCGAAATCTCCCAAGATTTGGAAAACAGATGAATGGTTAAGTAGTTTAGATATAGAAGCAGTAATGAAACAATATGAGAAGTATTACAAATGTTTCGAATTTTTAGGTCCATCACCAATCGATTTTGATCATCATAAGTTATATGGAGAATGTGTGTGGGAGGAACTATGTAAAATAAATATTAGTGATATGATAAAAAGACATAAAAATAAAATAGGGATAATTTTGAATACAGATCCACATTATAAAGATGGAGAACATTGGATTTCTCTATTTATTAATATAAAACAGAAATATATAATTTATTTTGATAGTAATGGCAATCCTCCACCCAAAGAAGTTAAAGAATTAATAACAAAAATTACGAATCAAGGTAAACAAATAGGTATAGATTTTGATGTGTTGATAAATAAACTTGAACATCAAAAAACAGAATCGGAATGTGGAATGTATTGCCTATATTTTATTATTCAAATGTTGAAGGATAAAGACAAAGATTATTTTTTAAAGAATAAGATTCCAGACGAAGAAGTATTTAAATTGAGAAAGAAATACTTTAATGGAAATTAAATATAAATATAAAAATAGATATATTATTAGTATTATGGAATTTAATAGTAATGATAATAAAGGACTTATTTGGGGTTTACTCCAAGAAAGTAATATTTTTCAAGGCATTGATGATAAACAATTTTCCAAAATTCAGGGAATTTTAGAAGAGACTATTAATTATATAGAGACTTCCAAACCAACTAGTGATTTAATGACGAAAAATAAAATGGCTATGGAAGAATTAATTTATAAAATTAACACGGAAAAAAATAAACCAGTAAAAACAAGTAAAGTTCAAATGATTTATACATCAGACGACCTATCAAAACAGCGTGAAGATAATTTCAACAATAAATTGAAACAACAACAGGATAATCTGAATACATATATTAATCCCAAAGTTCCAGAAGAGCCCAAATTTAAAGATGATGGGGATAAACCAATAGGAGATGATATGGATAGACTTATAGCTGAAAGAATGGCTAATAGAGAGAGAGAATTAGATATACCACAAATATCAAAAGAGGCAGAAGAATGGATAAATAATTCTAAAGAAGTTAAACCCTTACCCGAAATTCCTATTGATCCGTATAAAAAAGTGACATTTAATTTACAATCACAAGAGGATGTACCTATACAAGAAACTATTTTTAATAATGATACAAATTTCTCAAAAAATGAAAGTTCAAATATAAAATTAGAAGTTAATGATATTTTTAGTAAATTAAAGAAAAAAACACTTCCTATTCGTATTGATAATGACGATGATACCGAGAGAAAATGGAATATTGAAGAATTAATAAATAAAAAAGAATTTGAAATATTGCTAGAAAACCAAGAAAAGATAAT